GAGGGAATTATTGATCCAACTAAAGTAACAAGACTTGCCTTAGAGAATGCAGCATCAGTTGCAGGAACAATGCTAATAACAGAATGTGTAATCACACAAGTAAAAAAGAAAGATGAACCAGCAGCAGGAATAGATCCTTCTCAGTTCATGTAATTATAAACCATAAAACAAAAAAGATGAACAAACAAGAGTTATTCGAAAAGATTGACGGGTTGTATCAAGAATTTGCTACACAGCATAACGGAACAACTAAAAAGTCACAAGCCAATGCAAGAAAAGCAATTGGAGAAGTTAAGAAGTTAATAACAGAGTATAGAAAGGCCTCAACAGAGGAAAGTAGAACAAAGTAAGGACCGAGAGGGGGGAGGGGCGCAAATCCCTCTCACCGAAGGTGTCACGCGCAAATTTAAAAATATATGATAACAGCAGTATTAATTTTAGCAGCAGCACTAGTAGTTGCAGCCTACCTAACCTACACTTTTCACAAAAACGATGAACAACCAACAGAACTTCCCTACACAAAAGAGGAATTGGAGAACATCAAACTTGCAGAGGAATTGTATAATAAGGATTTAAGACCGGTAGTAGCCAAGAAAGCCAAAACAGTACAGGCACCAGAACTTGAAGTAGTAGAAGCGGAATTTGTACCAAAGGAAAGTAAATCGGAATTTCCAATTGACAAGCCAGTAAAGAAAAAAAGAAAGTACTACCCTAAAAAGAAATAAAAATGTCAGATTCAATTGCCAAGTATTATGAGCTAGTGGAGAAAGAGGCTTCATCTCTTCAATCCGAACACCAAAAAAGTGTTAAGAGTATAGTTGAGATTTTACAAGCATCTAAGAAAGCAAAACTAAGAGGTGCTTTATTGAAACAAGTAGTGAAGATATCTCAGGAAGGACCTCACCTAACACCGGGTACAGTGTTTCAAATAGCGGCAGATATTGTCAAGGTAGATGAATTATGCAATAAATAAACAAACAAATGGATCAACCAAGAATTAATTTGACCTTAGATCAAACCATGCCAGTAGAATGCGAAAGATGTGATCACAATGTATTTGAAGAAGGGTTAATAATGAGAAAGGCATCAGGCCTGTTAACAGGAACAGGACAGACATCTTATATGCCTATTCCGGTATTTGCGTGTAAGGCTTGTGGCCATGTCAATGCTGAATTCCTACCTAAGGAGCTGAAAGACTTAGGTTAAACATTAGATAAAAGAGACTTCGGTCTCTTTTTTTTTATACTATTTATACTAAAGAGTTACCATAATAATATGTTATATAATTGGTTATCATTTATTAACTTAATTAAATAATTTACGTATGGGATTTTTTAGTATTTTCAAGAAATCAAATGATTATAACGAAAAAGTTATAATTGGTTTTTTATCGTTTGCAGTAATGGTATTGGCCATTGTAGTTGATCTAGTTACAGGTTACATGGGTAAGGCACTAGAGTTAAATGAATACATCTTTGATGCATTTATGTATATAACTTTAGGTAGTTTTCTTCCGGACGTAATTGAAAAGTTTGCTGGTTTTAGAGGAGGTAACAAGTCTAGCAACGAGTAAGATGAAAAACTTATCGAAAGAAGAGTTATTAAGTAGACTTGAGGCTATTAATAGAAGTAATGCCATCATCTACTTCGATCTTAGTGGTACAATACTAGGAGTTAATGACATTTTCTTGGAAGCAATGGGGTATGGTGCAGGCAACCATGAAGAACTTATTGGTAAGCATCACAGCACTTTTGTATGTGAAGAGTATGCAAGATCACTTGAATATGAAAAATTCTGGGATATACTAAGAAGCGGCAAATACTACCAGGGAGAATTTGAAAGAAGACGAAAGGATGGAAGTCTTATTAATCTTCAAGCAACTTACAATCCTATCTTTAATGATAGTGGTAAGATTACTAAGATAATGAAAATTGCTACCGACATTACAGCGATTGTCGATAGTAAGAAACAAGTAGATGCAATTAACAGAAGTACTGCTCTTGTTAGTTTTAATACTGATGGAATTATAACAGATGCAAATCCTATATTTTTAGAAACTATGGGATATAGATCTAATGAAAAAGATAAAGTCATTGGAAAGCATCACAGTATTTTTGTTAGCTATGAGTATTCAAAGTCAGATGAGTACATAAAGTTTTGGGAAAATTTAAGAAAAGGTAAGTTCTTTGATGGAATATTTGAAAGAAAAAGAGTAGATGGCTCTACTATTTATTTACAGGCAACTTACAATCCTGTGTTTGACAGTAAAGGCAATATTACTGATGTAGTTAAAATTGCAACTAATGTTACTGAGGCTGTAAATAGTAAAAAGAAAATAGATGAACTTACAGAAAATTTGACAGTTGAATTAGAAAACTCTCAAAAACTTAAAGATTCAATAGAGAAAGAGAAAGATGCTGCTTTGAATGACTTAGACGTAATAATAAAAAAAGGTCAAAGCGAGTTAATAAAAGTAATCGTTAAATGTGCGTTAGGTGTTATAGTCGGAGTAGGTGTTGTAACAACTATATTATATTGGTTAGCAATGCTTACAGGGAAGGACACACAAATAATTGGTTCAACTTGGAGTAATATGTTTAGTGTTTTATTAACTAATGCCTTTTCAATAGTAGGTACAATTATGGGTATTAAATATGCCACACAGGAAAGTAATAATAAATAAAAATTAAATTATGAGTTTAAAGAGTTTACAAGAAAAGATAGGAGTAACAGCAGATGGTGTTTTTGGTCCAGGTACAATGAAAAAAGCAATGGAGTTTTATAAATTCACTCCAATTAGAGCAGCACACTTTTTTGCTCAAACAGCACACGAAACAGGAGGTTTCAAATTATTTACAGAAAATTTAAACTACTCAGCAGACGGTCTTCAAAAGATCTTTGGAAAATACTTCCCAGGCACTTTAGAAGAATCTTACTCAAGAAATCCAGAAAAGATTGCTAACAGAGTTTATGCTTCAAGAATGGGTAATGGTAATGAAGCAAGTGGAGATGGATGGAAGTTTAGAGGAAGAGGAGCACTTCAATTAACAGGTAAAGATAATTATACAGCATTTGCCCAATACCTACAAAAGCCTGAGATCATGACTACTCCGGACTTAGTAGCAACTACTTACTCTTTTGAATCAGCAATGTTCTTCTTTGATAAAAACAAATTGTGGTCAATTTGTGATCAAGGAATCAATGATGCAGCTATCTTAGCTCTTACAAAAAGAATTAATGGCGGTACTCACGGATTAGAAGATAGAAATCAAAAAACTAAAAAGTATTACGAATACGTAAAATAAATTTGTTATGGAGAATTTTGACTTAAGAAGCTTTCTAATTGAAAATAAGTTAACTACTAATTCTAAACTTCTATCAGAAGAAGAAGTAGATGAAGTAAACTGGAAAGGATTAGCAGCAGGTGCAGCAATGGCATTAGGTACATTAGGTGCACAGGGTCAAGAAGCTCCTAAAACTACTCAAGCTTCAAATCCAATAACTTGGCAACAAATGACACAAGCTCAGAAAGCAGCCAAAAAAGCAGAGTTAATTAAGCAAGGAGGATTTGAAAGATTCAAGCAATACAAAGATTCTATAAGTACAGATGCTACAAATAGAAGAGAAGCTGATTTTGCTAAAGCAGCAGCTAACAGAGGAATGACTACAGCTGAGTATTCAAAGTATTTAGTAAAGAATGCTAAAAAACCTGATGCTCAACCAGATGGATTAGAAGTAGGTAAAGCTTGTAAGAGAGGAGAGAAGAAAGGTAGTTGTTCAACAGGAGCTACTATGGGAGGAGATTCACTAAGAGATGTAAACTAAGTTGCTATGAAAACAGGATTAACTATTACACTATCAATGTCAACACTACTAGCCTTTATAGGTACTTATTTTTTTAATCTAACTGCAGATAACATAGAGCAATTCCTAGCAGTAGGATTGATTGTATTTGCAGATGGATTCTTTGGAGTGTGGGCAGGAATTAAAAGAGAAGGATTTCAGACTTTCAAAGCATTAAAAGTATTAAAGACCTATGGTTTTTGGACAATCATGCTTGCTTGTATATTAGCAATTGAAAAAGGATTTAAAGGAACAAGTTGGTTAAGCGAAACAATTATGGCACCTTTCTTAGTATTCCAACTAATATCAATACTAAAAAATGCTTCAATGGTAGGTATAGTTAAGAATGAATTACTTACTCAGATACTGGATAAACTAGATAAACATAAAGGAGAAAGAGATGTTAAAGAATAACAATAATAATAATATAATTCTGTATGTAGTTGCAGCTTTGCTTGTTTACTTAATTTTTACTACTAACGGAATTAAAACAGACATAAAAGGTTACAAGCAGAATATCGAAAATATACAAACTAAAGTAGATTCAGCTAAGGCTGTCGATACTAAAATCGTACATAAGATTGATTCAGTAAAACAGAAAGTTGTAACAATCAATAACGATATTCACCACATTGACAAAACAATAACCATAGTAAAAGAAAAAACAAATGAAAAGACTAATTCTATTAATAAGTTTTCTAACCCTGAGCTGGAATACTTTTTCACAAACAGATACAACAAAGAGCTTAACTCAAAGTAAAGATACTACTCAAGTATGTTTACCAGCACCAGTAGCTAGACAAGTAGCAAAAGACTTATTACGCTATGATGGATGTGTTGAAGAGATAAAATTACTCTACTCAAAAATAGACAAGCTTGAAGATGTAAGTAAAGTTAAAACAGCTATGATTGAATTGTATGAAGAAAAAGATACAAACACTCAATTCATGATCCAGCAAAAAGATTTACAGATCGGTCAATACGAAAAGCTTACAGACGATTTAACTAAAGAAGTAAAGAGTAAAAGAAGAAGTACTTTATTTTGGAAAGTAACTACGGGTTTGGGGATCTTCTCGTCGGCGTACCTTCTATTGAAGTAGTTGTATCTTTAAAAATATTCTAATATATTTATATAAAATAATAATTATATCTAATGAAAAAATCACAGTTAGTATCTGCAATAAAAAATGTATTAGCAGAAAATAAAAAACAAAAACTAGACGAAAATACAATCAGACAATTAATCAGAGAAGTTCTTTCTGAAGAAGCATACGATACAGTTAGAGATGTTAAATCAGCACTAGGACATAATCCTACTCAAGAAGATGTAGAAGAGTATTTAGGAAGATCTCTTGATAGTGATGAGATGGATGCTTTTGGCTTTCAAATAGCAATAGGTCGTAGAAATGGACAGCCAATGTATGCTTCAAAAAAACCAACACGATATCCAACCTATACAAAACGAAGAGGAGGTTATTAATAATCTAAAATAAATACAAACCAGGCTTGCTTTCGCAGGCCTTTTTTATTATCTTATAGTTATATAAATGTTATAATATGAATGATAGAGAAGGAACCTTTACTATTGATGAAGACAAACCAAAGAAAGAATTAGTAAATCATCCAAACCATTACGGAGGAAAAGATAATCCCTACGAAGCAATTAAAGTTATAGAGGCTTGGGACTTAGGTTTTTGTTTAGGAAATACTATCAAGTATATTTCAAGAGCAGGAAAGAAAGACGAAACAGTCCAGGAACTTGAAAAAGCTCTATGGTATTTAAAAAGAGAAATCAAAAACCTAAAAGATGGCAAAAAAGAATCTTAAACAATTACAGATCTTTAGAGACTATCAGCCTAAGGTTATTAATTACGAAATTGAAAAATCTATTTCATATTCACAGACTCTAGCATATAATACCTGTCCTCACCAATGGGCATTGAGTTATATTAAAAAGCTTCAGGAGTATAAACCTTCCATTCATACTGTATTCGGTACTGCATTCCATGAAACACTTCAAGAATGGCTTACTGAATTATATGAAGGAACGGTTAAGAAAGCAATGGAGATGGATTTAGATGCATTACTTCTTTCTAAAATGCAAACAGTATATGCAGAAGAGAAGGAAAGATATGGGGAGCATTTTTCTAGTTCTAACGAGTTATCTGAGTTTCATAATGATGGTATTGAAATCTTAAAGTACATTAAGAAGAAACGCTCTGCCTTCTTTGGAACCAAGTATATTAAGCTGGTTGGAGTAGAAATTCCTTTACTACATAAAATATCTGAGAATATTTTCTTTAAAGGGTATATTGACTTACTTCTATATGATGAGCAGGATGATAGGTATACTATCCC